CGCCAGCGAGACGAGCCATCCGCGGATATTAAAAGCCGCCCACGCGGCAACTAACCATTTCCAATGTTTTGCTGCGAATGCTATGCCATGGCCCACCGCTATAAGAACTTCTGTAAACTTCGCCACGCCGGCTTTGAGTCTTTCAAGTTCTGGGCTGCCGTCTTTAAGTTTTTGCACCCAGTCTTGGATGTCTTTAACGAGAGGCTGGACAACAGGAATGAGGCTCATCATTATTGCTCTAAATTGCTCTGTTATGTTCTGTACTCGTTCTGTTTCGTCTCTTAGCTTTTTATAGTCTTTGGTTGTTTTTTGGTTGGCGCCAGCCAAAGTGCTCATATCGCCAGAAAGCATGAGCGCAAGATCACTTACATCTGAGAGGCCCAGGGCATCTTTATAGAAGATTCTTTGATAATAAGACATATCGTCAAAAGTTAGGCCAGTGTTGAGAATTGAATCTCGAATCATGTTAAACCGCTCAACTGGATCAGTGGCAGTCATTAAATCCATGGCATTTACAAAGTTGCCGCCGAGGGCCGCATTTAACTTGCCGGCTTGAGTGGCTGCGCCTTCAAATGTGTCGAATTTGTCGGTGATCATCAATAATTTGTTTATTTCTAGACCGGTGGTCTTAGATACAATTGCCAAGTCTTTAAATGCGCGGACACCTTCTGAGCCAAGTTTGGCAATTCCGGCGCCGGCTGCGGCAAAGTCAGCACCCATCTTTGCTGGTGCTACTCCAATTTCTTTGGCCAAACTGGCTAGTTCTCTTGCGTTTGCGGCGGCGGCCGTGCTGCTCAAGCCGAGGGACTTTGTAGATATTTGCAGACTTTTCGCATAATCTTTATTTGAAACACCAAGCTCATTTAATAGGACGCCTGTTTCAATTAGATCGTCTCTCTGCTCCCCGGATATCATCGTAAAATCAGTATACGTGGTATAAAGCTCTTGCATTGTCCCTTGAACTTCTTTCAACTCAGCACCATATTCACGAGTTTTTTCGTAAATGCCTGATAATTGTACCGCATATTCATCACCAGCACCGGTGGCGCGAAGGAAGGCGCTTTGAGATTCATCGAGTTGAAAGATCAAATTAATGAAGGAATTTGTGATGGCCGAGAGGGCGCCCGTAACAAGGCTGCCCATAAATGCATTGACTCCGGCCATGCCATCCTTTAAGGACCACAAAGCTTTTCCGAGCCCAACCAACTTATCAGCATTAAAGAACTGGTGCTTGCCATATTGAGCAAAAGCGGCTCCTAGTGATTTGCCTAGCTCTTTTCCGGCCTTGACGCCTTCTTTCAGAGCTTCGGTTGCTCCTTTAACTTTGTTAAGTTGTTTCTCTGCCTGCTCTGTTCGTTTTTCTTGGGTTTTTAAATCTTTGATGGCTTGGTCGCCGGAGCGCTTGCCATCCGCAATTTCTTGCTTGATCAGCGCCAGCATTTTGTTTTCGCGATCTAATATTGCTTGAGCCTGTATGGCCCGGGCCTCTTGAGAGCTTCCTAAGTCCTTATAGCGCTCGATTTGTTTATCTAGCGCGCCAACTTCAGCCTCAAGGTTTTCTGAGCGCTTCTTCTGTGCATCGACCCATTTGCCAACTTTGGCAAATCTTTTTTCTTCGGCCTCATCGATCTCTCCGACAATGCCGAGATATTCTCTTGCTAGATCGATTAATCTCTTCTGTTCTTCGATCTTTTTGCCATTATCTTCAGCCACAGAGAAATCCCTCTTTTCTTACTCTAGAGTAATTAGTTTGACAACAAAAAAGACCAGCTAGTGGTCTTCTCAGTATTTCTTAGAATAATTAGGGGGCGGCGGGGGCTGATTATGCGCGTTTAACGTTTGTGCGCTGCCGCCACCCTTGGATGCTCTTTCCATGGCTTCATTTTCAGCCTCTATTTGTTTAACCAATCTTTCGACAAACCATTTTCTAAGGCCGACAGGCAAATTGTATGCTTCTATGAATGACCAGCCGCCGGAGTATTTTAAAAAGAAGAACTGCTCATACACGTTCTCCATATACTCACCGCTCAGGCCAAAAAAAGTCCGCGGTCAGCGGGACCTCCATTTCACTTTCGTGATCACACTCCTGACACTCAAACTGCTGTGTAAGGTCAATATTCGGAGCAGCTAGCTTATATGCCATTCTTAAGTGTCTGGAATCTAGTGATGGGATGTTATCGACCATGTGTGTGATAATCTTTCTATCGGTTTCATCGTTTATAGAAACAATCATATTTGTCAGTTGAGTGGTGACGTTTTTCTCTTGGCCGCGGCCTTTTCGGGCCTGCTCCACACTTTTAACCATCTTCTTCTCATCTCGCCCTGTCAATAGTCTGAATTGCACCATCAACCGAGTTCTCGGCAACTCCACCGAAAAAGTTCCATCTTGGTTGTCTGTGACATCCATGTTGTCGATGTCTTCGCCGTGGTATACTTTGCTATCATTTAAGTCAAAAGAATATTTTTGATTTTGACCACAACTTGGACATGCTACAGTGGTCAGATATTCGTTACCGTAGCCAGATACTCGGGTTGCTACAATTATAGCATTTCGATCACCAATCAAAAGATTGTGGGGATCTACTGACTTGTTGGTAATTAGGCTCTCAATAACCCGATCTAACGCAACACCCTTTTTAAGCAATGTGCGCGAAGTTAGCATATCTTCTTCTTTTGCGGTCATTTGCTTGATTTCTATGCACTCTTCCCCGTGCAGGGGGTGTCCCTCTGGGTAATACCGACCCCCGGAAGGGAGATCGACAAACTCTGTCGGAACGACAAAGGAAAATCCAACGTTCTCGTTACTGTTGCTCTGTGCAGCAGGCTGTGGGGGGGAACTGTTGTCTGATTGACTTGATCCTACCCGGTTTTTATTTCGTGACAATATACACCTCTAATTGTTCTTTAAATTATCTTATATGTTGAAGAATTCGTTTCCACCGCCGGCGGCCGAAGAACCGACTCCAGCACCGGAAGTATCGACACGCGCCCAGTCGTACTTCAACGTAAGTGAAAGTTCTGTTAGATCGTCTTCGCCGTAGGCCAAATCGCCATACTTAACTTCTGTAATAAATGCGTTCATAAGAGTCCACTGTTCAACTTGCGCTCCGTTGGAATCGATTTGGGTAATTGTGACCTGACCCAAGGCTCCTGCGGACTTTGCTTTAGACATGGTGCCCATGCTATCTTCAACGCCCGGGCTCGTGGGCGGCTTATAGCCTGATAGTTGAATGATATCGGACAATGTCGCTGCCATATCTGGCTCAACCGGATCTACCAAAGTTAAGGAAACATCTTGCCAACTAACGGATCCCGGATAGAAGAACGTATGATTTAGATACTTGTGCTCTGCGGTATTAATCGTGAAAGACGGCTTATTTACTGTCTTTACGTACCACAATGAAGCACCTCCAATGCCGGCGGTAATTCCTTGAAACTCTACTGTAAACCTAAACTTTCTTTTAGGATCTCGGTATTCAGCTCCCTCTTCCCCAAAATTTGTTGACCAGAATGGCATTTGTTGTGTACTCCTTTTTGTGTCTTACTTTAAATAGTGTCTAATATTAATATTAATCATCAAAAGATGCGCCAGTTGAGGCAATTACGAAGTCTATCGCAATGAATTCAATGGCACGAGCCGGCTTAACCATAATCTTCGCATATAAAACGTTCTGATCAATTAAGTCAGCAGTAGTGGTGGACTCGTCAAGGATCAATCGATAGTCGGTAATACCAAACTCAGTCTTGACATTTGACAAGAACGGCTCGATTAAGCCCTTAAAGCGGTTCCATGTTGCCTGAACATTCTGCTCAAACAATACTTGGGTTGAAAGAATGGAAATTTGCTTCTTAAGGTAGATAACCATTCTTCTGACGTTGATTCTATCCAGTGCAGATTGGCGCTCTTGCAGAGTCTTCTGACCGAATACTACGATTCCCGTTGATGGGAATGAAGCAATCGGATTAATTCTCGCCAGATATAGCTCATCTCTGTTGTCGGATGTTAATCTCGTCGTAACATTTGTAATTGGGATGCCGGCGGCGCCGTCAGATAGGCCGCCGCGGTTAAATCCAGCCGGAGCAAACCAAATCTTTGACTTTCTCTCTGAGCTAGCCAATACACCCATCATTGCAACGGTTGGCGGTACCCATAATAGCTGGCCGGTATTTGCGTCTCTAGTTTGTACCCACGGATAGAATGTGGCGCCGTAGCTAGAG